CTCGGCTGAGGATGGCACCTACGCCAGCTCGGCCTATGGGTCTGTCGGCTTTGAGCGCCCCGACAAGCTGATCCCTTTTGCGGATCTCACCGAGGAGATGGTGATCGGCTGGGTGAAGGACAACTTCGGCGCTGAGAAGGTGACCGAGATCGAGGGCGCCCTGCAGCACCAGCTCGATGAACAGCGGCATCCGACGCAGGCCGCTGGTGTGCCATGGCAGTGAAATCGAAGACCGGCACCGCTCGCATCGAGCATCAGCCGGGACCACCGAAGACCACACGCCAAGGGTATGGGCAACAGTCCCGCCCGCGGCGCCGCGGCCGCAAGCCACTGAGGGGGCAAGGCCGCTGATGGACCGCGATACGCTCGAGAACTGGCGCAAGATCCGCGACCATCTTGAGCGTGTCGGGAAGACGGATAACCACTACTACCGCCGTGCGGTGATCATCCTGCAGGGAAAGCCGGACCCGTTCGATCGCTACGATGGATGGGATGGAAGCCGCGGCAATGGCTGAAGAACCACAGAGCGTAGGTGGCGTCTTCTCCGCCTCGCTGCCCACCGTCTTAGCTACTGGCATGATCGCTATCGGCGGCCTGCTGATCTCGATGCAGATCCAGTCGGCACGGATCGAGGCCACGGTGGTGCAGATGGCCAAATCGATTGAAGAACTAAAGATCGACGCACGCACTGAACTGGCTGACTTAGATAAGCGCGTGCGCGCACTGGAGCTAGGGCAGTAGTTTGGGGATTCAGGCACTACTTCCTATGTCACCTGAAACCATTGCGATCATCGCGATCATCGTTGCCGCTGGCTCCGAGATCATCGCCGTCTCCCCGCTGAAGTCCAATAGCTGGGTCCAGCTCATCCTCCAAGCGCTGCGCATCATGTTCCCCAAGCGCCGCTGACATGGCCAACACGGCACCGATCACCCTGCAGACTCTGTTTCGGTACTACAAAGGACTCCCCCATCAGGCCGCGGCGATCAGCCTGCTCGAGCAGGATCTCGCCGCTAATGGGTACAAGCAGGCAATGCGGCGTGATCGGCCGTGGTTCGAGGCTTGGTCGCAGGATGGCAAGCAGATCGACCTATCGGCTGCGATCAACCTGATCAAGCAGTTCGAGGGCGTCCACCTCTCCGCCTATCCCGATCCGCTCAGCGGTGGCGATCCATGGACGATCGGCTATGGCACCACTCGCTATAGCGGTGGCGTGCCGGTGAAGCGCGGCGACAAGATCAACGTGATCGAGGCCGACATGATGCTCCGCCTTGAGGTGGATCGCATCGCCGACAAGCTGGCCAGCACCATCCCGCACTGGAAGGTGATGGACGACAACCAGCGATCGGCGTTGGTGAGCTTTGCCTACAATCTCGGCGCTGGCTTCTACGGCACGCCCGGCTTCGAGACGATCACCAAGGTGCTGCGCGAGCAGGCATGGGACAAGGTGCCCGCAGCGCTCGAGCTGTACCGCAACCCTGGCAGCAACGTGGAGGCTGGCCTGTTGCGGCGCCGTAGAGCAGAGGGTGAGCTATGGGGCGACCATCGGCCGAAGATGCAGCAGGAACCCGCCAGGCTGACGCCAGACTCATCATTCAGCGCGCGCATCACGCCGCACATCAGGCTGGGTGAGTTTGCGCTCGATCAAGAGGCGCGGCGCTTCGTTCATCAATATCAGGTGAACACTGCAGCGGAGCTGGCGGCGTTCCTCGAGCGGGTGCGGCAGCGCTTCGGCGGCAAGAGCATCATCATCACTTCGGGCTACCGGCCTTCGGCGATCAACGCTTCAGTCGGTGGTGCCACCAACAGCGAGCATCTTTATTCAGCACCTGGTGTCGGTGCTGTCGACTTCGTGGTCGATGGTGCTGACATGAAAGTTGTCGAGAAGTGGTGTGATGAGAACTGGCCATTCAGCCTCGGCTACGCTGCACCGGCCTTCATCCATCTCGGTCGCCGTGCTGATGGGCAGCGCCGCCGCTGGGATTACACCTGATGCTTCTCCCTGATCATGAGATCCGCCGCCTGTGCAAGCAGGAGGCAATGGTGAGCCCCTATGTCGAGGAGCACCTGAACCCGGCCAGCTTGGATGTGATCCTCGGCGATCGGATCATGATCGAGGTGGCAGGGCATCCTGAGCTGCAGATCCTCGGCATCACCGGCCACACGCAAGAAGATCCGTTCTGGATTCAGCCGGGGGAGTGGTTCCTGGCGGAGACCAGGGAAATCTTCAACCTGCCGGAGCATGTTGGCGCTCAGTTCGTGCTGAAGTCCAGCCGCGCACGCGAAGGCTGGGATCATGCGGAAGCCGGATGGTGCGATCCAGGATGGTTTGGCAGCAGGCTGACCATGGAGCTGAAGAACAGCCGGCGGATGCATCCACTGCCGGTCTGGCCTGGCCTGCGCATCGGGCAGATGAAGTTCTTGCTGGTGAGCGGTCGACCGGATCGGAGCTATGCCCAGACCGGAAGATATAACGCAGATCTAGGCGTCACCAGCAGCAAGGGCTAGCGTTCAACGGGAGAGCAGCAGGCCTCAGCGGGACGGCTGGGGCTTTTTCATTGGATGCTGCAGCGGTGCCATCCGTAGGCGGTGGATCATGCCGGGCGCTTCGGCCGGATCATCCAGCGGGATCATGGTGTAATCGTCGCAGCCGTGCTGCTCCGCAAAGGTGGTGGCAGCGATGTGCGTGCTGAACGGTCCGACGTGCCATGGACCGATGCGGAGGATGTAAGTCATGGGAGCAAGGCTAACTGCTGTGCAACAGGTGGTAGCTCACGCGCACCCCATTGATCACCCATGGCATCGGCGATCCCTTGATAGGTGCGACTGCGTTCCTTCCATCGATCGGGCGATGGTGGCAGATTCAGGATCCGCTGCTCACGCCCATCGGCATAGCTAGTCGGCCTGAGCTTCGGCAGATTATGGAGCCACAGGCAGGTGGTCTTCACTTCGCCATGCCCGTATTCCCATGGCTGGATGATCTGATCCGGCTTGCGGATCGCGGTGCTGATCATGCTCACCGGATTCTCAAGGCACCATCGAGGGATCGGTGCGGCCATCAGAAGACGCACGAAGTCCATGGCCTGATCGGTCAAAGCAGGATCACGCTTACCCGAGTAAGTCGCCCACATGCCGCTGATGGCGAGATAGGTGCAGGGAGGATGAGCGACCATCAGATCCCAGCCTTGATCGAGGATCTCCTCGACTGGATGCTGCAGGTGCCAACGGGGATCGGCCTCGCACTCGAGCAGATCACAGCTCCATGCGTCATGACCATGGCGGCGGAAGGCATCGCGCACTCGGCCGCTGTATTCACAGGCGACAAGGACTCGCATCAGTAGAGACGCTTGACTTCGATATCGCGGTTGGTGACGGGGTTGAACTTCATGAGGACGACGATGACGTCAGGGCGCTCAGCATGACCGCGCTCGGCTGCAGCGATGGCGGCCTTGCGAGTCATCATGCCGGTCTGAGCGATGCCGTTGACTTGGAGGAAGAACATGATCGGGTGGCTGTCGATAGAGAAAGAATACCCCGCCGACAGGGCACAGTGCCCCGGATGCAGGGCACGTTAACGAACTGTCACACAGGCTGATCCGGTTGCACCCGCTACCGTTTAACCAGCCGGGGCTACTGCCCATGCGGGCGTTCATCGTCGAGATCACCGCCAAGCTGGTGGTGCGCTCCGAAACCGATCCCGAGGAGCTGCCGGCTGATATTTACTCTCACATCGCTGAGTTCCTCCCCAGTGATGACGACATCCTCGACCTAGAGGTCCACGCCGTTCCCCTGCCGGTCGATCTCAGTGGAACAGCACCACATTGATGAGACGCGCCTGGTCACCCGGCGCTCCGCCCGTGATCAGATCCACCTCCGCTGGGGATACAGGTGCGCCTACTGCAACGATCCCCTCGGCCGTAGCCCCACCCTCGATCACGTTATCCCTAAGGTCCACGGCGGCCTGACGGTCCGCGAGAACTTGGTCTCCTGCTGCCTGATGTGCAACAGCCAGAAAGGCCACAAGCCATGGGTCGACTGGTATCGCGCTCAACCGTTCTGGTCGGCGCTCGGTGAGTGGGCGATCGTGCAGTGGATCACCAGCCACTCAGAACATCGTCAGCCAGATGGTGGCCACCAACATGCCGCCTAACCAGGTCAGCCCAAACACGACCACCGGCGGCACCTTCATGGCTTGAGCATCTGGTTCAGGTAGATCTCCGCCTGAAACCAGTCCGAGCTATACCGGCACACGCCGCCGACGCAGCTCCGGTAATACACCTCCCCCTTCTCCGCTGGCAGCAGCGTCTCGATGTAACCGCCCTCGCGGTCATCTCGACTGATCACTTCAGGTCCGAACATTGCCGTGCCTCCTCACGATGGATCCAGGTTTTGAGGTCCGCCACATAGTCACGCAATACCTGCGCCTGTCGTAGGTGCCATCCATCGCCTGAGTTGATCCACAGCATGTTGTGCCGATCGATTGCCTGCAGCGATTGATGGATGAGCACATTCCACGGCTCACGGATTGGCGTGTTGAACTCACGCTTGGACACGGCGACCAGGACGGCCTCTATCAGTCTGCCGCCGGCAATGCCCGCTGGAAGAAGTCGCAACTCGCGGCGTAGCGCCCGCCACTTCGCTTGCTCTCCGGCAGCAGCAGATCACACCGCTGCGTACTCATCTCCCACTGGATGCAGTCCCAGCACATCACGCTGGCGGTCTCTGGCCTGATGCTGGCCACCGCCGCTTGGAAAACCGATTCAGCACGCAGCAGCGCATCCGGCAGATGGACGGTGCCGGTATCCACCTCGACCTGATGCTCAGCCTTCGGACCGAGCATCACGCGCGCGTGCCAGCTTCGATCGGTGCGGTCGCACACCAGCAGCAATCGGCCGGCGTGCAACCTGATCATTCATCCTCCCCGAAGCTCGGCTGGTGATACAACCGCTCGAGCTGCATCGACAGCGGCTCATCAGCCTGCGTGATGTCAATGGGATCAGTCTGATCCCGGACGATGAAGACCATCCGGGAGCTATGGCGCTTGATCACCAGCAGACCGATGCGCTCGCTGCGGCAGAGGATCTGCAGCGCTTGGCGCTCAAGCCAGTTCAGGCGGAGATGTTCGAGCATGACTCCATCTTGGCAATGAGTCGATTCAGATACCACTCCGCTTTGCGGGCATCCTCGAGCGCGTTGCCCTTGAGCCACATGCGGATCATGTACTTGAGCGCTTGGCCTTGCAGGTAGGCCAAGACCATGTGCGGCGCATCGGCGATCACCGACTCGATGAAGTCGATCGCCTCGATGGTTCCCGCTTGGTAGTGCGGGGGGTGGTTGACCAGATCAGCCACGGGGTGGTGCTCCTCTCTTAGGTGTGCGTTCAAGGTCGGCCGCCATCTCAGCAGCAGCGCGCAGCATGGTGCTGAGCGGGATGCCACTGATCGAGCGGTCGGCCATCCAACGAATAGCGAGCCGATAGCCGTGGCTGGCATTGCCGTTGCCGATCTGCCGCGCCATTGCTACTTCTTCGTCCGTCACCCGGATATTCAGGGTGCGATTGCGGACCCTGGTGGTCACCGCCATTTGTCACCTAGTAACTGCTGGCGGCACACCTCGATGGCCTGCTGCGCCTGCTTTTCGGCCATCACCGATTCGGTGGCATCCATGGCCTTGACCACCTTGGCGAACAGGTCTGGGTAGTAGGTATCGCGGAAGTTCGCCGCCAAATCACGGGCAAACTCCTCCCACAGGCCGGTGTAAGTGCCGCAGGTGCGGCCACTGGCGCGATAGAGCGCCTCCATCATCTCGTGGCGTTGATCGTCGAGGAACGTGGCTTTCATTCGTTGAGGTACTGACGGAGGTTCAACAGTTCAGCGCAGAGCTGCTCCCGGTTCTTGATGCCGGTGGTACCCCGTAGCTGATCGATGCGAATGTCGATCAGCAGCCGCAGGCGGTCACGCTCTGATGCTTGGCCAGCCTTGAAGGTATTGCTGCCCTCGAGCAGGCTATAGAGACGGGCGCGGGATGCGTCGTTCATCGGCTCTGCAGGGCGATTTGAATAGCAGCTTGGAAGTAGCCGGCCATCTTCATCCGGCGATACTCGCCACTGGCCTCCTCGGATTGCTTGTCTTCGATCAGGTCGTAGTTGTGCCTTGCCTCCTGCAATGCAGCCAGCGTCTCGATGTTCAGCAGATCCAGTTCGGATCGACTGAGATCATTCACCTTGTCGAGGTAGATAACTTTCGCAAGGATGAATGAACGGTGGAAGGGAACAATGGATTGGTCTGGGGTCATGATGCGAGTTCGATTTCAGCGGATGGCCAACGATTCTGTGCATACAGGATCGCGTGCTTTTGTGATTCAGCGCGCGTGATCCATGTCAGTGGGCGCGCGCCCTTTGGGTAGACAAGCAGGCGATACTCGCGTGTGCGAGCACCATGGCGTGGCCGGCTGATGCCTTCGCCATAGACACCTTGATCCTCGGGGTCAGTGCGCCATTGGAAGGCGATGGGGGAGCTAGAGGTAGACATTGGGATCGGTGACAGATTCAGGATTGAGCCATTCGATCTGATTCCACCATGGGAGCCATGTATCGGCAGCGATCAGCTTGGCCTCCGTCAGGCTGTGCGCCTGCACGCACTCGACCACGTTGGCGGCCTTGATCGTGAAGTAGAAGCGGCGGGGGGTCACTTGCGCACCTCGATGTAGGACTGGGTGCCGGAGTGCGTGGCGCCTGCTTGGTTGCCGGCCTCGATGCCGATCATGGCGAACACGGCCGCGACGACAAGGAAGCAGATGGCGTTGTTGATGCGGTTGATCATTGGATTGAAGTGATAGGTGGATGAGAGCCCCAAAGGGCTCAGACCGAGCAAGCGATCACGAACTGGCCGCTCTTGGTGCAATAGATCAGTGAGCGCAGATCTTTGCGCTGACGGCCGGTGCGAGCGCTGAAGCCCTCCCAAATGGTGCCGTCGAAGCCTTGGCTCTTGATGTGAGCGCGGAGATTGGCCAGCTCGGCGGTGTTCTCGGTCAGCTCGAAGGTGCGGCCGTTGATGGTGGTGGTCATGACTGGGAGTGCGGTGGAGGCGTTTCCCTCCGATGCACACAATCATGCCCTGCCTACGGGGCACATGCCAACACCGTGTGACAGTTCTTCACACGGCCTCGCTGCCGACCGCGATCTCCACCGGTACCCGCAGCACCGGCTTGCTCTGCCCTTTCGCATCGATCCGCCCCCAGCCCACCACCGCCGGGCTAACAGGCAGCTCCACCGTGAACCACACGAAACCGCAGTCGGCACACTGCCGTTTCCGTACGGTCACGCCCGGCTCCTTGTTGTTCGTGGCTACTGCTCTGACCATCGAGCTGGAGCAGCGCTGGCATTGCATCGGTATCATGCAGGTGTACCCCACTGGTCTAGCACAATGCGGTTCGGTGAGTGGATGGCCGTCACCCTGTCGGCAGAGCAGCAGTTTGAAATCGAAAAACATGCCCGCGCTCTGCTCAACAGCAAAGACGCGGGCACTATGGCCGTCGCTCTCTATAAACAAGCCTGCTACCAGCAACAACTGCTCCAGCAGGCCGTCAACGAGATCGCGCGGCTCGAATGTGAACTGATGGGGCGTTAGAACATATCGTCGCTCACGTCGACCACCACGCCATCAGTGGCCGCGGCCAGCTTCTGCGCAGCATCGCCAGGATCCACCCAGTCGCGCGGCGGTTGCGCCACGGCGCTCACATAGGCCAATCCCTTCTGGCTGGTCTTCTTCCAGCCGCTGATCGGCACCTGGACGCTGCCGTACTGATCGGGGGTTTGGCTCATCACAAAGCGGCAGAGCGCATCCAGCTCCTCCACTTTGATGTTCATCATCCCGCTGAAGTCCACCTTGCTCTCGGGCTTGGTCGACTTGAAAATGCTCAGGTTCAGCTTGAAGCTCATTGGTCCTCGTTGGTAGTGGTGTTGGCCTGTTCGTATTGCTCCACCCCGGCCAATGGGTAGAGCACGAAGCCCGGTGTGCGGAAATACGCCGGACCTTTACCTGCCTTACGCCAGCGCATCAGCGTGTCAGGGTGTAACCCCCATCGCTGCGCAAGCTGCGACGCCGTCAGGTACTCAGAAGAGTTCATCGCTCTCAGGTTCAGGTGCAGCGGCCGGCTCGGGAATGGCGGCGTTCAGATCCTGGATGGTGGTGGCGGGATCGCTCACGGTCACCTGCTGAATGTCGACCACCTCCTCCTGGCTCTGCATGCCCAACAGCAGGTCACTGGCGTACAAGCGACCCCAGAACGCTGCGGCGCGATAGCGGATCATGAGCTCGGGCATCGACTGCCACTTGCTGCCCGCCTTGGTCGCCCATTGCTCCTTCTTCGCCATCGCCATAGTG